CCTGTGGAGATACGCGGTTGTCCATAAAGCGAAGAATGTCATTCTTGAAGATGAGACGCGCGAGTACCCTAGAATTTTTGTATCTCGTTGGACTAAGGTACCTGGCAGTGTGTACGGCCGTGGGCCAGGGCTACGGGCGCTGTCAGACGTAAGGGCGCTAAACAAAGTCAAGGAAATGCAACTTAAAAACGCCGCCAAAGCAGTTGCCGGGGTTTATACGGTTGTAGATGATGGGGTAATCAACCCCTACACTTTAACATTTGAACCAGGCACGTTTTTGCCTGTAGCCAGTAACGACCGTCANAATCCTAGTATTCAGGAGTTGCCCGCGAGCGGCGACTTTAATGTTTCGTTGTTTACTATCGAAGAGTTGCGCAAAGGTATTGAGCGCACCTTTATGGCTGATAACTTTGGGCCAATCGACCAAACGCCGATGACGGCGACTGAAGTATCTCAGCGCTCTCGGATAATCGCGCAAGACATGGGCGCTACAATTGCACGGCTGCAGTTTGAAATGCTTTTGCCCATTGTCCGCGCGGTTTACACAGTTATGGCGGAAATGGAGCTGGTGCCACCAGAACTTCAAATTGATGGTGAGACTTTAGATGTCGAGTTTGTCAGTCAGCTTGCCCAAGCGCAGCAAGCCATTGATGAGCAGAATCTGCTGGAATACACACAAATCGCAACGCAGTTCGGTGAGATTGATCCGAAAGCCGGTCTGATTATTGATGTGCATAAAGCACTGCGCCGACTAAGTGAGATTAAACATATCCCACCGCAAGTGTTGCGCACAGAAAACGAAATCGAGGAATTGATGCAGCAAGCTGCAGAAGTACAAGCGGCTGAGGAAGAACAAATGCAAGGAGCACCCGATGGGATGGTCTGATTTAGACAAGGGCGCAGCGGCTAGCGAGGAAACCCAAAACCAGCGCGAGGATGCCTACAGAGTATTGGCTACTTCGGCAGCGAAGGCAGTTGGGGCTAAAGGCCAAGAACCATTTAAGAAATTTTTGCTGACTAAAGCGCATGGTGTAAGTTACCGCCCAGGCGCACAACCAGCGGAAGTTGCGTTTGACGAAGGGCAGCGTTCTTTAGCGTTGCAAATTTTGAAACTCTCAGGAGAAATCTAATGGTAGATGGTGAGGCAGAAACTCCGGAAAATGGAGTCCCCGAAACCCCCGAAACTCAAAACGTGGAGCAGCAACCACCGGAAACTGTTTTTGACGGTGTGGAAACAGAACCGCCCACAAAAGAGGAGCCGACGGAAGAGCTGGTTAATACTCCCGAAAGGCCGGCCGAGGAAGAACCGGAAACCGAAACAGCCGAGCGTCCAGATTGGCTACCNGANAAATTNAAAACGCCGGAAGAGTTAGTNAANGCNTACAANGANATGGGCNNNAANATTCGNGAAAANANTGAACCGCCGGAATCTTATGAGATAGCTGTGANCAAAGGNGATGAGCANGAAGCTATNGAACTTACNGACGCCGAGGTCGAAGTCTTCAAAGACGCTAATTTGACTAACGAGCAGGCACAAAAAATTACTCAGTATTTCCATGAGCATGTTGTGCCTGAACTTATCGAGGCAAAAGCATCTATCGAAAAAGATAGGCTGGCGCTGGAATGGGGCATGGATGCTAGCAGCAACGCGTTTACGCAGCAGCTTGCGCAGGTTAAATCGTGGGCACAGCAAAACTTACCGGATTCGATTGTAACTGAGTTGTCCCGCTCGGCCGCCGGCGTTCGCACTATGGCTAACATGATGGAACAGGGCGCCCAAGGGCAACGGGTTAGCGGAAGCACGTCCGAGTCCCGGCCGGACAAAGCGCAACTTATGGAAATGATGAATGACGAACGCTATTGGAGTGGAGATGAAACGTACAGAGATTTTGTACGTCAACAATTCCAAAAGGCGTTTGATTAAAAGTTGACATAAGGAAAACTAAACCAGTATGCTTGATGGTAGTGAAAAAACGGCTTACCCGTTGATCGGCCCCGATTTTTTCTATGAGTGCCTAAGCTGGCCCCGTACAGGCTCACCCAGCGCAAGCAGTCGGTAAACTAAACTACCTTCTTAATGTGTGAGGGATTTAAAAATGGCTACAACTGTACCTGTCTCTTTTATTGAGCAGTATGAGGCCGAAGTAAAACAGGTGTATCAGCGTGAAGGATCGCTGTTGCGCAATACTATTCGTACTCGTACTCAGATCAACGCAGAACGCGTGTACTTTCCGATTTTAGGCAAAGGCTCTGCCACGTCTAAGGCTCGGCACGCTGATGTTACACCGATGGACTTGGAGCACACTCGGGCTTTCGCTACGATGGAAGACCACTATGCTCCTGAGTATATTGATGAGCTGGATCAGGCCAAATTGAACTGGTCGCTGGCTTCTGAATATGCACGTGCATCTGGTAACGCACTTGGGCGCAAAACGGACGACATTATTATTGACGCTATGACTAGCACCGGTAATGTGACTGATCCTAACGCGCTTGATAGCGGTGCAAGTAATGCACTTACGTTGAAAGTTATCGCTGAAATTTCTCGGATTCATAACGCTGCGGATGTGCCTCTGGACAACATGCGCTACGCCGTTATCAGCCCAGAAACGCACGCGGAGCTACTTCAGCTAAGTGAAGCGACCAGCAGCGACTTCACCACTACCCAGCTACTCATGAATGCTCGTGAGCCGGCTATGTGGATGGGTTACCGCTGGATCATGCACACAGGCTTGCCGGATGGGGTGAAGGGATACTTCTACCACATGCAGTCTGTGGGTCACGGTATTTCTCGCGATGTCACCACTGAGGTGAACTACATTGCGCAGAAAGTCGCGTTCTTGGTTAATTCGTACATGAGCATGGGTGCCACCATCATTGATGAGCCTGGCATTATCAAGCTCGAAGACAGCTAAGGAGGCATGACCGATGGCTTTTAAACGCGAAGAACTGAGCCAAATGGCTTACACGGGGGCTGGAACTGGTAATGCGTTCTGGTTCTACACCAACAGTGAAGAAGACACTGTGACGGCAACCAATTACTTCAACGATGCGGCGGACGAGCTGCAGGTTGGAGACCTAATCTACGATGTAGACGGGGCTGGTTTTGTTGCAGTATCGGCTATCGCTGCCGGAGTAGTTACCGTAGCGGCCGTACCTGGCGCTTAAAAATAAAGGGGGTGCCCTATGGCGGCAAGTAGCCTTGAAGTCATAAATGACGGGCTGATTCGACTTGGGGTTCCCCCTTTAGCTTCACTGTCAGATCGCAGTGCGCAGGCGCTCGCTGCGGATTCTATTTACAAGACAATAAGAGAGTCGTTGCTTGCAGAGCATCCGTGGTCTTTTGCCTTACGGGAAGTGAAACTTCCTAAATTAGCGCAGGAGCCAGAAGAAAAGCGGTCTACAGAGTTTGACTTTGCTTACCAATTACCTTTCGATACTTTGCGTGTTTTGGGGCTGTATAGTACCGATCAATTCCGTTTGGCGGGGGATCAACTCTACACAGATGACAACGATGCTAGGTTAATTTATGTCCGCAACGTGGCGGAACAAAAATGGCCTTCTTACTTCACTAAATTAGTGTCTTACTCGTTCGCTTCTGCAGTAGCGATTTCGCTGACTGAGCAAACTTCGCGCGCGCAGCTCATGGCAAACTTAGCCGCCGAACAAAGGCGCACGGCCAGGAGTGTAGACTCCTCACAAACACCGCCTTATGTGTTCAACCTTATGCGTATTTACACACGACGTACGCACAACCCGTTGGCGATGGGATGACAGTATTCGACCACACTACAGGCTTTACTCGTGGGGAAGTCGAGGCTTCTGTATACGATAGGTTTGATGTCGAATTTTTCCGATCCGCTAGCAAGCGAGTAGATAACTGGTTCCCTGATGTAACCGGGGCTTTAGAGCGCCGTCCACCGTTTGCTGCGATGGGCAAGGAGGAGCCTGTAATACTACAGCGGCGACCAAGCGTGGTACCGCCAGAAGTAGAATGTGGACGCTTTTTCCTTCGTACGTTTTTATTTCGCCGCGACACGTATTTAATTCTGTTTCGTAAAGTATGTGACGACGGGTGGAGGTCAATCACACTTAGTGTGTTTCGGGTAACACAAGACCGCGATGTTATACCGCAGTTTGAAGATTTTTTCGTGGTTCACTACTCCAACGAAGCTGGCGATTTAATAACTGCGCTAAACGACGCTGGCGAAGACATACCGCCCGATTCGTTTGACGGTAACTCACCAGAGGATTTCCAAAGGAATTTGGGCGAAGCATTATGCTTTGCTCAAGTAGGCCCGGCGGTGTTCATTACTTCGCCGCTGTTCCCGCCTTATCGGATTTTTATAGACGATAACGGCGATGCACAGGCTGAGCTAGTTGCTTGGTTTGAAGAGCTGGTTGGCGAAGTGGAAGTTGAGCTTAACAAAAACAAATGGGAAGGCACTGATACTTTGTTTGAAGATCAGTTGTCGGTAGGCGAAAAATTTTATTTCCG